TGTTTCCCCTTTTCCCTTGTTTCCCCTTGTTTTTTGTTTTCCCTTGTTTTCCTTTTCCCTTGTTTCCCCTTTTCCCTTGTTTTCCCCTTGTTTCCCCTTGTTTTCCTTTTCCCTTGTTTTCCCCTGTTTTCCCCTGTTTTTCCCTTGTTTCCCCTTGTTTTCCCCTGTTTTCCCCTGTTTTCCCCTTGTTTCCCCTTGTTTTCCCCTGTTTTCCCCTGTTTTCCCCTTGTTTGGAGGTGTCCCCTCCCGCAAAACAAATCAACCCCACCCCTTGTTTGGAGGTGTCCCCTCCCGCAAAACAAATCAACCCCACCAACTCCCAGCACAAAAACCGAGACCTTCCTCCCGATTGTTCCACGTGGAACGCCCGATTAGTCTAGGATGTCGAGATCCTTGTTCTTGATTGCCTTATATACTTGCCT